TACATTGCATCTGTAGATGCCTCTAACCAAAGTTTTGCTTCATCTTCATTTTCTATTTCTTCATCTTTAAATCTTAATGTAAACCAAGGAGTAGAAGGGTTTGTTAGCATACCATGTAGTGATGCTGCTAATAATTCTACTGCTTGTATGGGTGATGAGTCAAAGACTTGTTCCATTCTTTTATCACCTCTAGCTCTTCGTTTAGTTACATCTGCTTTTCTTGGTTGCATATAGTCTGCAACTTCTTGCCAATGAGTTTCCCAGTTTTCTCTTTGACCTTGTAATCTGTCAAATCTTGATAATAATCCTTTTGTTAAATCTGTTTTTGCCATTATCTTCCTAATAAACTTCTACGACCTAATGTTGGTGTTTCTTCTTCAACTCCTCTAGGTCCTGTTAAAATTGTAGTTGATCTACCTTTAGCTTTAGTCTTTCTTGCATCATAACCATCCATACTTGTTGCTGTGCTTTGAGATACTTCTGGTGAAGTAGGAGCTGGTTCTGGTGGAGTAGGTGGTGGTGGTTTTGGTTTGAATACTGATCCCATATTATTTTCCAAATGTTAATGATGATTTAGTTTCTGCTTTTGTTTCAGAAATAGTTTCTTTAATTTCTTTTACTTCAGGTTTCTTAACTTCATTTTCATAAGTTTTATCTTCATCTAATACTAAAACTTCTTCAACCTTTTTAGGTTTTGCTTTTGCTTTTACCTTTGATTTTCTTTTAAAAATTTTTTTTATTCCTTCTAACATTATGATCCTAATAAAGTTTTCTTTTCTGTTTCAGCTTCTTCTTCTACACCTAATGGTCCAGTTAATATTGTAGACTTTCTGCCTTTACGTTTTCTTTCTATCTCTCTTTGTTCTGCCGCAATCCTGTCTTTTTCTTCTTGTGAGACTTCTCCTGAAGGCGGTTCAGGCAAAGGTTCAACAGGTGGTAGCGGTGGCATTTTTGGTTTAAAAAGTGATCCCATAATTATAAAATCCTGTATTCATTATCTGCTACACTTTGTGGAGCTGATTGTCTAGTATTAATTTCTTGTAGTCCGACAGACAAGTAACGCATAGCATCACAAGCGTGTGAACTCCAATCATGTACAGGTTTTGATCTAAACATTCTGTTTTTATCAATATACTTCCTGTGGTAATGTCTTAACGCATCTATTAGCTTTTTGCAATGGTCAGTATCAATCCAGCATCTAGGCAAGGTCATTGTGGTTGCGTGTATACCATCTTCTAATGGAATTTTTGGTACGACCTTGAACCTAACTCCTAATTGGTAGGCGACCTCTCTCCTGGTCTTACCATTGCTAAAATCTGTAACTTCTATATCGTGTGGTGCAAAATGATCTTTGTAAACATAATCCTTATCTTTTATAATCTGCACATAGTGTGGTAAACCTTGACCTCGTTCCTCATGGTAATCAATAATGTTTACTGATCTACCTAACTGCTGAAAGAATATTATTGCAGAATGATCTGAGACTCCAAGATCCCATGATGTTGATACTGGTAGACTTGGGTCGTATGGTACTCTTGTTAGTTGCTTTTGATCTTCCATCTTTGCCAAGACATCTGAATATACTGCACCTTCTATGTTTGCTATCCAATCACATTCAAACTCTTGCAGATACTTCTTATCTCCCATAACCTCTTTTGCCTTGACTAGCTCTTCATCATCTACAATCTTTGTCTCTGATGCTTTTGCCTTGTAGTTAAACCAATCATCAGCTCCTTGTGCATGTTGATATAGTTCATAGAAGTTATTGTTCATGCCTTGTGGTGTACCAATAAATACGCAATAACCTTTTCTATCTGATAGTGCAGGTCTAATTATTTCTGGAAACAATCTTTCGTTTACATTTGCATACTCATCAATCACACAACCATCAAGGTATATACCTCTCAAGCCATCAGAGTTTTCTGAACCTAGTAATGTTATTCTGCTGCCATTCGGCAAATCTACACGCAACTCTGTTTCGTTAAATTTTGTATAAGGTATCTTTGCTGTAAACTGTTTCATGTAATCCCAAGCTATAGACTTTGCTTGTTTGAAGGTGGGTGCTATATAGGCATACCTTGGGTTTTTATCAACATAAGCAACTGATTCTACATCTTCTAGGTCAAAAGGCTTCATATACTATATCTAGTTTATTATTGTTAGTCTGGCAAGATGAAGATGTGGGTGTGTATAAGGGTGTCCTACAGTCCCATGTATATATATATAATAAACTGCGACTGCGTTGTGGGGTATACCCCCTATAGCAATGTCAAAAATGTAGGTTGTAGCTGTATATATTAACCTTTTTGGGGTTCTGATAAATAAAGATTATCAAACCTATTAAGGTTTTAGTATGGATAGGTCAATATTGTTGACCGAAGTTATAACGCTAACGCCAGGCGTGGCGTTGTATAATAGGATAGCAACAAATAAAAAAAAACCTACTAACTAAAATTAATTAATCAGTAGGTTTATTTATTTTTATATATCGTATTTTGGTAAACCTTGAAATATCATTACAATACTTAAAAACAATAATAGTATTGAAATAATTATATGTGATGTATGAAAAGCAACTATTAAACTTACTTGTGCCATTGCAACACCTAACAACATTAATAATATTTTCATTTTATTCCCTTTGTTTATTTGTTTTTTAATCTATACATATTATATAATTATATGCAAGTATTATTATTCCAGGATCTCACATAAAAAAAACCCACCAATAAAAAATATTATTAGTGGGTTAATTGTTTAATATTAATCTATGAAAGCTCTTGCAATATCAAGAGCCAAAACCAAGAAACAACCAAAAGCTAAAACAAAGCCAGTAGTTGCCATTGTAGGAACTAAAGCCATACCCATTGCAGAGCATAAAGCAAGTAGAACCCATTTAATTATATATAACATATTATTCTCCATTTTGTTTATTATTATTAATTTAATTTATTATTCTTAATATATTCTTTAGCTTTAGTAATAACTTGTTCAGCTTGTTTTTTTGTCAAGTTGTGAACTGCTTGAATAGCATGAGTATTTTTTGCAAAACTATAATTTTTTTCATAGTAAGCATTTAGTACACTTGCTATTGCAAAAGATATATTTTTATCATTGTCAAAAGAATATATCCAATGTTGTTTGTTATTGTTCATTTGTTTACCTCTTTGTTTATTTGTTCAATCTCTTTATATATCCATTTTATATATATGCAAGTATTATTTTTAATTAAATTAATTTAGAATCATTATAAACTTCAAGTGTTGCATAAATATCACACATAAAAAAAATATACTTTTTGTATTGACTACAATAAATATATATGTATATGATTTGTATATTAACAAATGAAAGGGAAAACAATGACAAAAGAAAAAAAACTAAATGATTGTGAAAAACAATTAAGAGAAATGGTTAATAATATTGCTAGTGAGATTAATGGCGATAAACCAATAGATCCTGAAAGTTGCGAAAGGTATCACGATTTAAGTGATGAAGAAAAAAAAGACTTTGAACCAAGTGGATATGATTTTTTAGATGATGTCTATTCTATTAAATGGATCATAAACCAAGACAAAAGTTATAGTGGTGCTATGCTTTTGGTTGCAGGTGGTGGTCCCAACATTTGGGTCAATACTGAAGATAATCAAGTTGAGGGTTATTGGGGTGGCGATAAGTATATAAAATACTTTAGCGATCAAATTGGATTAGATGACGCCTGTGAAGAATTATATGGGGGTTGCTAATGATTAAAAACATCTTAAACTTTTTAGATTATGTTTTATTTCTGGGTATGTTCTATATAATATATCTAGGTTTAAAACATGGACCACAAATAGAACAATTAATAATTGAATTGAAGGGGGGTGCGATATGAGTTGTAATAATTGTAATAATGCAGATGAGAATGAAACTTTATATTGGGATAATGAACTAGATAAACCTAACATGATTGATTATACTTGCTTATGTCAATCTTGTTATAATAAAATAGCAAAAGAAAGCAAGGGGGAACAATGATTATTAAATTATTTGGTAAACAAATAACAATCAATAATAAAAAATGGCAGCAGGATTTATTAGCTTGGAGTCTTTACTATAGAACAGAAATAGTAATTGCTATTGCAGCTTTTATTCTTGGAGCTATAATATTTTAAACAAATAGAAAGGGAAAAATAAAATGACTAAATATAAATATCCAAATGATCTTTGGACTACTATTAGAGATGAAAATAATAAATTAATTGATGTTAATTTATTTAGTGATGGTAAAGACAAATACTTTGCTATTTATGAAAGAGAAGATCCAAAACAAATGGAGTTTAATAATTGTATAGCACACTATAAATTAAATGAATAAACAACTAACACAACAAAATTTAAGGGAGTTAGCAAGATTAACTTTCTTAAATCTTATGAGTGCTAATGGAGTTATGGCAAAGACAATCATAAGAAACTATAAACAAAAACAAGAGAGGGAAAATGATAGCAAAAAAAATAGTTAAAAAAGTAAACGAGCAAGGTTTATATTTTAATGAGGGAAGTGCAGTTAAAAGAGATTGTCAAAATGGGAGTTTTGATGTTGTTGCTATTTGTCTTGATAAAAGATCGGCACAAGATATTTCAACTTGCCTCAATTATTATGAATATATAAATGAAAAATAATTAATCTTTATTATCAGGTGGTATATCAGTTATATCACCTGATACATCAATCAAGTTATCTTGATTATCTTCCCAAGAAATTTTAATTGTACTATCTTGCTTAACATCTAACTTCTGTTTCTCTTGGAACATAGAAGATAATCTTGGACTTAACCATTTTAAAAAGTCTTTTTTCTCTCTTAAAAATAGTAGTTCATTGGGTTCAATAGATGCAGGATCAGTATCAAATATCTTTAACATCTTTTCAACAAGTGTCTTGATACCTATCTCTTGAGCTTTCTCGTATTCAGCTTTGAACTTTGGATTTTGCTCTAAATACTTGTAGAAAGTCATCAAGCTGATGCGTAAGTTTCTTGCTACGTCTATGCTTAACTCTCCATCTATTGTAGCTGCGAGTATAGTATTTTGTTCTGTATCTGACAGAGTTAGATTTTTGTTCTTGGTCTTGGATATATCTTTTGATTTCGTCATCTGTTTTATTTTTAAAGTTCTTTAAGTTCTTTAACATATTTATCTTGGCTTGAATATCTATGTTATTGTTTCTGTATAACCCCATATATTTCCTGGTCCTATGATTCCAGGATTTACTAGCTTTATGGTAAGTACAAAGCATACGTCTTGAGGTTGGAGTAAAGTACCCTTTACACCTACATCTTTTACCAGAATGACGAGCTATTGCCTCACATTGAATCTTTATCTTTGCCAATGGGATTCCCCTTGTAATCTAAATTATTTCTTATGTTATATTCTTTCTTTCTTTTGTAAGCGAAGTTCTTTTCCTTTGTAATCTTACTCAATTCCCTTTGTATTATTCTTGGATCTACTAATTTTTTTTGACGAGCTAGTTCCTCTTTTCTTTCAATAGCTAACTTACAATAATAGACATTGTTCTTATCCATTTTTAAAGTATCGGCAGGGAGGGTAGCGAGATTGTCTAATATATTATCAAGATTACCTCTATTACTACTTATTATTTTATCAATGGTATTATATTGATATGTTGTTTCTTCTAATATAGCTCTTTTATTTACATTAGATAGCTCATTATTTACTATCATAGCTTTTTCTTCCTTTAAAAACTTATCATTTATAACATAGGTCTTTCCAGATTTACCTCTTATAGTTTTTATTACATTCATCTTCTCTAAAGTATCTAAACAACGCTTGATAGTGGGTCGTGAAAGTTGCGTGTCCTTTTCCAAAGTAGCGTGTCGTATATGGCAAGTGTAATTGTTTTTCTTCCAGGCATATTTAAGCAGACCAAGATAAACACATAAACAAGTCGCCTTTCTTTCGCCTAATTTGTCTAAATGATGATACAATTTATAAGTTAAGTGAAGAAAACCCCTAGTCTCGTAAAACAGAGACCCATTCTTCCTCAGACATAGCGTTTAAAGGTCCATTGGTGGTGCTTAGACGCTGAACTTTAAAAGTTAGGCTATCCTGGGTCGTTTTTTTATAAAAGACCAAAAATACAGGCAGATTTGCAGCTTTACCCAAAGACTTAATTACATTAGTGTACTTCTTATAGTTACCTGTATCATAGACATGCTCAATCAAAGCAAGTGGTTGCCAACAACCTTTATTACGACATATTTCAACTGAATCTATATCACACATAGCGATACCCTCATACTTCCTATGCCACTTGGAGTATAGGTCCTTGTCAAAATGTTTTGCGTATCTCATCTTGTTCTGCTTTCATAATAGCTAAACCTAACTCTCTTGCAATAAGAGGTACAATAGAATTACCTAATGCTTTTATTCTGTTGGCTCTATTTCTGTCCATTGATGTGGATAACCCATAAGGAATTCCACAAAGTTCGGATTGAGTTTGCCACCAGGTTTTTCTTCCTTCGTTGCCGGTGTTGGATACATCCATTGATAAACAGGATTCTCTGATTGATTGTCCTTCAATGCTGTTAGTAGATTTATTTGATGTTGCTTCTCTCTTAAATTCTTTTGACTCCTTGCTCCCCTCTTTCCATCCCATGCGTTGGGAGTTGGTAACATTTTGATTATCTCTGATAAATACCCACTCTTTCGATTGGTTGCTGCTCTTGATGGTCTCATTCCCTTTCGATCTATGTGATCCATTGTGTTTGGAGTAGGCAAGAATCCAGACTCTTTTCCTTTGATGCCATGCACCGACGCCTGAAGCTGGTTCCCTTTCTTTTTCCTGCAACACTGAATGGTTGGCATGGGAATCCTCCACAAATAATGTCTGCTGCGTATCTATCTCCTTTGACATCTCGAACCTCACTTTCTATTGGTATGTCTTTAAAGTTTTTCTTTAATACTTGTTGGCAAAATTTATCTTTCTCAACAAATGCTATTGTTCTAAAGTATCCTGTTGATTCTAAACCTAAACTAAATCCACCGATACCTGAAAATAAATCTAATAATTTTAATTTCATTTATTTTTTTAATACTAAAATTATATTATCTTTTAGTTCTATATCTTTTTCCAAAGCAAGTATTATATCAGATTGTTTTTTTATAAATTTTTTTTGTCGTTTGATTTCTTCCTTGCATTTCTTAAGCTCATCAGGACAACCTATCTCATCAAACATTTTATCGTTTGTCATTTTGTTTCTTTTATAATTTTTTTAACTACTGATCTAGGGTAAGCAGTTATATTACCAACTGATAACTTATCACCATCATAAGAATAAGAACTAAATATCTTCACTACTTTAGAATCTTTATAATATAGATAACCAATATCTTCACACCAACTATAAGTAAAATTATCTACATCAGAAAGATCATCATACCATTGACTTGATGTCGTTATATCTTGCCAAATTACTCGTACCTTTTTGTAAGGTAGCTTATTTACTTTCTTCAATTTTCCACCAGGCACGATATAAATCCTCTATTTTAACTTCACCTTTTGTTACTTCCAAT